ATGCAATTTGACGCGCGCGCAGCGAAGCTTTTGCAGCCAGGGCAACACATTACCATCGACGCTCACCCTGGGCTGCGACTGAAGGCAACTGCTACAAAGCGGACCTGGATCTATCGGTACAAAAGTCCGGTCGACGAGCGCATGCGCCAGATCAAGCTGGGGCAGTGGCCAGCGATGTCGTGGCATGCTGCAGTAGCGCAGTGGGAAGTGCAGCGCGCGAGGCGCGACGCCGGTGGCGATCCGGCGCTGGAGAAGAGACAGGCGCGCCAGGCTGTCAAGCTGGCCGTGGTCGACAAAGTCGGCGCGCTGACGGTGCGGCGAGTCTGTGACCTCTACCTCGAGGGGCATATAAGCCGTCGGGCGGAGAAGGGGCGGGGCGAGGTGGCCAGGTTGTTCAATACCATGCTCGATGGCATTGAGAACATGCTGGCCGTCGACGTCACTCGTACGGTGGCGTTTGCCCACATCAAGAAATACGACGAGTCACCGGTGATTGCGAGCAACCTGCGGCGCGAGCTCGGGGCGGCCTGGGACTATTGTTTGGACTCGGGAGATCTGCTCGAAGACACGCCCAACTGGTGGCGCTTGATTCTGCGAGGGAAGCTCAAATCCAAGGGTAGAGCCAAGCTGGGAGTCAAGGCGGGGAAAAAGAAACGCGTGCTCAGCCCGGAGGAGGCGGGCCAGGTTATCCGATGGCTCCCGAATTTCTCCAACAATGTCGACGATATGTTGACGCTATACCTGTGGACTGCTGTGCGGGGCGCCGAGATCGAGAAGATCGAGGGGAGGGAGGTTCAGGAGGAGGCGGACGGCCTCTGGTGGACAATCCCCAAACACAAAACCAAGAACGTCAATCGAGAAGAAGCCGATGATCACCGCGTTCCTTTGGTGGGGCGGGCGGCCATCGTAGTGCGCCGGCGGAAGGAGGCCTACGGCGATGGTTATCTATTCCCCTCGGACAGCAAATTCGGCTATTTCCCGCAGAAATCGGCCTCGGGATCGGTCTACTACCACATGCCGTACTGTCGGACCATGCCCGAGAGGGAGCGGGCGCGTTTGCCGGTGGAGAACTGGGCGCCGCACGACCTGCGGCGAACGTCCAGGACATTCCTGGCGGCGCTCGGCTGCCCGCGCGACGTGGGGGAGGTCATCCTCGGGCACATGCTCGAGGGCGACGAAGGCACGTACAACCGCTATACGTTCGATAAGGAACGTCTTCATTGGCTCACGCACCTGTCTGACTATCTGGAACAACTGGCGGTTCATCGACCTTCCGCTTAGGCTTCTTCGCCCCGGTGTTCGGCGGGGGAGGAAGGTTCGAAACGGGACGGTTCTCGGCCCACTCGATCACCTCCCTGAGAAGGAAGCCCACTCGCCGGCCGGATAGCTCTCGGGGGGCGGGGAATTTTCCCTCGACTACGAGGTTCTGTATCGTTGCGGGGGAAAGCGTGGTCAGCGCGGCGGCGGTCTCCAGCTCCAGGTAAAGGGGGGAAACTCGATCTGCGAGTGCCGCTGTGTGGTTGCGCCGGGGCGCGGATGCGGATTCACGCATGGCGGTTACCCTGCGGGGAAGGGGCAGCCGGTGCTGGGTTCCAGAACCAGATAGCCCATTCGGCGTAGGCGCGCATCTGGTCAGCATTGAACGCATCGAACACGACATATGAGCCGTTCGGTAGCTGCTTCCGCGCTCGGGTGATAGGGTCGGGAAGCATTGGCAATTGCCCGGGCGGGGGCCCGGCCTGGTAGCAGTCGCCGAAATCACGGCGAACGGACGTTGTCGCCACGGGCAGCGACGGTACAGCCGGTGCCGCCGGTACCGCGACGCTCTGCCCCATGGCCCGCGCCATGTCGTCGGCCATGGCCTGGTAGTCCGTGGTGTCCCAAACCGCACCGATGCCGCCACACAGGCTACACCCGCTACCCAGGTGACATTTCATCGTGGCACTGTAGGGACCGGTGTCGTGCCCCTCGTTCAATTCGTGGCACCCCGAGCACGAGCGCCAGGAACCGCCGCCTTCGTTCAGTGTTTCCGTCACGCCGACCAACTCCAGCGGTACCGCCGCTTCGAAGGCGGCTTGCCCGGGCTTCTGGCGCCAGGCCCGGGCCACCAGAAACGGATCACGCGCTAATTCGGCGACAGTGTGAGCGCTGGTCTGCGGTGCCGGGGCGTTCTTGATGGACTCCAGCGCCCGCACCCAAGGGCTGTTGGCACTGGAGTGTTCCCCGATGTCCACATTGAGATGCTGGGCGATGGCGTCAGCCAGCTCGTCGGCTATGTCGTGATATTCGTCGCGTTCGCGGATCGTCTGATCCCACAGTGCGTCATCGGTCGGCCTGGGATGAGGTGACTGGGCGGTGAGCATAGCCCGCAATTGACGTTGGACGGCCTTGGCTTCTTCTACGCCCGCCAAGTCGTAGTCCGTGTCGCCACTCTCGCAGGCGCGCCACACGGCGGCATGATAAGCAGCGAGCAAGACATCCAAATCCAGCAGTTGCCCGGACGTAGCCTTCAGCTCGTCCCGCGGTGCCTGGGCGGTACCGCGTCCTACGTAGAGCGGGATCGTTGCATTCCCGGCGCGGCATGCCAGCCCCATCCCGCCTGCGGGGAATGCGTTTGACCGATGCAACGCCATTGCATCCAGTGTTTCCTGACTAACCCAGAGAGCCGGCAACTCATCTGCGGCGCTTACAGGTTGCTGCGGTGCCTGGTTATCGCAGGGCCCGTCCGCCAGGCCGGCCTCGCAGCCTGCTATGAAGGGCGGATGACCGTTGTCTTCGACCGGGCTTTCCGCCTGCCCGCTGGGAGCGCGGCTGGTCTTGTAGTTTGCGAGCCAGGGAATGTCCGCGTGCATCCGAACAGCCACGGCGCGATTGTGTCGTTCTCGGTCGGCCTGGATGGCGGCGCGCGCGTAGTCCTGCATCTGCCCCAGCTCCCAGACATCTCCCATCTCGTCGGCGTATTCCCCAATCTGCCCATAGGGTTCAGGCAGCGGTGGCAGCTGGATATTGTCACTCGCCATGGCGCGCTCCCTCGGACAGCGGTTTTATGAAGGTCAGCCAATGGGTTTTCTCCCGCTTGCCGGACTTGTGGCCAAACAGGGGCTTCTCGTCCGTCAGCGCAAGGATCTGGCTCACGGGAATCTGCACTTCGGCCCACTTGAAGATGAGCAACCCGCCCGGGCGCAGGACGCGGAAGCACTCGGCCAGCCCCTGCGCTAGGTCATGCTCCCAGTCGTCGCCCAAGATGCCGTACTTGGCGCGCAGCCAGGAATCACGGCCAGCCCGGCGCAGGTGCGGCGGATCGAACGACACGGCGTAGAAGGTGTCGTCCGGAAATGGCATGGCCCGGAAATCCATGTTCAGATCGGGCGTGATGCTGAAGGCCCGGCCATCGCACAGGGTATGGTCTTCGCTGCGGATGTCGCCGAAAAGGGCGCGCTGGTCCTGACGGTCGAACCACATCATGCGGCCGCCGCAGCAGGGGTCGAGAATCAAGGGCGCGCTCATTCGGCACCCCCTTGCGGCGATCCCGCTCGGCGATGGTTGTCCAGGCCCTTGCTGGCGCGCCACGCGTCAACCGAGTTGTCGCCGTCGACGGCAACGCGCGCGGCCATAACGGCGGTCTGAACCGCCTCTTTCCAGACGTTCTTTCCTGGCTCGTCCAGCAATGCCTTAATCAGCTCGCCGAACTCTTCCGCCAGGGCTAGACCCATGATGCGGTCACCAGGGAAAAGGCGGCGTGCACGCGATAGCTCCTGCTCGACGTCCGCGATAAACCGCGCGGTGTCACGCTGTGCATCCTCCGGCACCGCATCTACCACGGGAGGCGCTGGCCGAAGCGCTTCATCACGCCCGCTGATCCGCTCACCGCGCTGGTGCAGCATCATGCAGAAATTCGCCACATCCACGGGATCTCCCTTGGTGATGTGGCTACGCAGCAGGAGGGACAAATGATCCTGGCTGCACTGCGCCTTGTCATACCACCCTCCGCGTCCCTCGGCGCGCTTCTTGGCGAGCTTGGCCTTCATGGCGGCCGCGAAGCGGTCTACCGCCTCGTCGTCTCGGCGGCCGGCCTGCTCGGATACGAATTGGCCGGTCAAGGATGCTACCTCGGCAGGGGCAGTCTTGATGGGCGGTTGTGCTTTACCCGCCAGCCAGAACACCGCGCACAGGGCGCTATCGGCCTTCCCCCAGACGTCATGCTCTCGCGCCATCTGCTCGAATGCTGGGTCGTCGTAGGGATCGCCAACACGGATGTTTTCGGGCTGCAGAGTGACCGTGCTCGAATCGGACGTTTCGGGGGCCGAGAGCGACACTCGGGCCGCATTCCAGGCTGCAGGACGACGTTCGCTGTAGTGCCGCGAAAGTTCGTCGTATGCGGCGACGTCCTCGGGGCGTTCCAGGTAGTCGGGTTGCGCCGCGAGGCGGGCCATCCCACGCTTGATGTCCTCAAGCGCCACGAGCTCGGCCAGTGCACCACGAATCGGGTTAGTGCTCTCGGTTGACATGATCATGTCCTTCCTTCGGGGATCGGGGGAATTCGTTGTGGGTGCAGCCGTCCAGCCGCCGGCCTGCGGCTTTCTTCCCGACGCGATACAGGTCTGGTTCGTCGTCGATATGTCCGTCGTCAGCGGCGAGGCTCTCCATACCGACGCTCCATTCGCTGTTGAGCCACATGGCCGTCTTAACGATGCCCGCATGACGCTCGACATTCACCCCTGGTGTCCATTCGCCCCATTGCTTGAACAGAAACGGCACGCCGGCGGCGGCACACTGATCGCGCAGGCTCCGGGCCCAATCGGGATGCATCGGGCGTGCGCCTGGGCCGCTCTCGCCGCCGACGATGATCCAGTCGAGGGCTGGGATGTCAGGCATCGGATTGCCATCGTCATCCGTGCATTCCGTTGTGCCGGTCAGGGGGTAGATCTCAGCCCAGCCATTGATGTCAATGCGGGTCAGGTCTACCGGCCCCAGCAGCGGCTCCATGCTCAGGAACCGCACGCGCGCCGGCACGGCCATCAACTTCGGGATGTCGCGGTCGGCCTCAATCTGGTTGGCGATGGTGGCGCCAATCCAGACGTTCGGCCACGGATAATCCGCCCATCGCGTCAGGCCGTGCGACATGACGTCGAGCGCGGCATCCAGCATTTGGTGGGCATTGCCGATGCGTTTGGTCAGCAGCAGCCAGTCAAGGTTCGGCGTGTCCGCGATCAGCTGCAGCAGGTCAATGCGCCACTGCGGATCCACGGCATTGTCGAATACGTCGGCCAGGCTGGCGCAGAACACGCGCCGGCGGCGGCCATGCTCGGCGACGAACGCATCGTGCTCGGCGTTCCACTTGATCGGCTGCCGCCAGTTCTCGGCACTGGTGCGCCGGCGTGGTGCGCCCGGGCCCCAGTTCGGCGCCACACCGCCGCCGAAGCGCGCGTTGCGCGTCTCGGCGTAGCAGTGGTCGCAGCCCAGGCCCATTTTCTGGCAGCCTTCCCAGGGGTTGAACGTGGCGTCCGTCCATTCGATGTTGCTGCGTTCGGTCATGGCCGCTCCCCGTTACGGTCGACGCGGAGGCGCAGTCCTGTCCGGATCTCGCGCAGCTGGACGCACAAGCCTGGGAGCGTGCAGTTCTCGTTTGCCCTGGGCGGCCCAGCGTTGAGCTGTTTCCCTTCGCCGAACGCCTGCAGGTTGTCGAGGAACCGGGCAAAGTCAGGCATTTCGGACAGCCACTCGCGAGAGGATCGGATGAACGCCTTGTACCGATACAGGGAGTCCTCGAGCCGCTGAAAGCGCCGGGCATTCTCGATACTGCAGACGAAATAGCCCACGGCGGCGCCCACCGAGAGCGAGGCCATGATGACGAGGGCAAAGCCGAATGAGTCAGGCGTGGGATTCATGGGAAGGAGCCTCCAGGTTGGGGGAAGTAAGGCGGGGTTGATACCGGAGCTCGGCTGCGGCCTGGGCGCGGGCGGCGCCCATCTCCCAAATGCGGAACCACAGCTGCACGGTAGGATCGGCGTAGCGGCCAGCGGCATCGAGCTGGCGCTGGTCGTCGGAAAGAGGCACGTCGGCCTCGAAGGCGTCGTGCGTGAAGCTGTCACCCCAGGGCAGGCCTCGCCACTTTTGCAGGGCGCTGGCCAGGGTGGGATGCTCCCACGGGGATCGGCCGCTACCCGGCCGGTACGGCCGCGGCCGAAGGACGAGCCGCAGCGTGTGAAAGCGCATGGGCCGGAGCTCGACGCGCACGCACATGTCGTGGGCGGCGAACACCAGGCGCGTGAGCGTGCCTGGGTCGGTGGTGGCGAGTTCGGGCTTGTAGACCGGAACCTCGACGCCACCCTCGACGCCGAACCACTGGACCCGGGGCCAGTCCACCGTCAACTGCTCGGGCGCCGCGGCGAAGATCGCGCACAGCAATGCGACGGCGCGTTCGTGGAACTCCGAGGGGGCCAGCGTGGGCGCGACCGTGGGGAGGAAGGCTCGGATCTGTTCGATTCGGTCCATGTTTCCTCCGCTACAGCACCAGGCCGGCCCGGCCGGCGGCAGCGGGCGCGAACGGAATGTCGTCGTCCATGTTGCCGCCGCCGTAGGGCGATGACGCGGGCCGAGCCTGCGGGCTGGGGCCGTCGTCGTCGCGGCGCAGGCCCAGCATTTGCATGTGATCGCCGATGATCTCCGTCGTGTACTTGTCGGCACCGGTCTGGCGGTCCTGCCATTTGCGGGTCTTGAGGCGTCCCTCCACGTAGACAGAGCGGCCTTTCTTCAGGTACTCCCCGGCGACCTCGGCCAGGCGGTTGTAGAGCACCACGCGATGCCACTCGGTCTCTTCGCGGCGTTCGCCCGTGCTCTTGTCCTTCCAGGCCTGCGTGGTGGCGATGGAAATGCTGGTGATGGCGGAGCCATCCGGCATGTAGCGCACGTCGGGGTCGCGGCCGAGGTTGCCGACCAAGATCACTTTGTTAACGCTGGCCACGATGCGCTCCCAGCAGCTCGGGCACGACCTCGCCGGTATCGACGTAGTACCAGTCGGAGTCGGTCAAGTTGTTGATGAGGAATCGCTCGAACACCTCTGGCGGCTCGGCAGCACGCGCGCGAGCCCATTTGGCGGTCGGGCCGCGCCAGGTGGGCTCCACGCCTCGCCGGCGTGCCGCGGCCAGGTTGTGGTGGCCGTCGATCAGGATGCGGTACATGCGACCGCGCAGCTCAACGTCTTCCGTGTTGACGATGAACACCGTAAAGCGGGCGGCCTTGTCGGCGACCTTGGCCGGATCCAGGAAACGCTGGGAGCTGATGAGCGGAGGTGTCGTCATGCCGAGGCCTCCGTGGCGGGGTCAGTAGCTTCGGTATCAGCGGGAGATTCCGCCATGGTTGGCGCAGGCTCCAACTGATCGCTCAACAGGCTGGCGTGCTTACTGCCATCGTCGAACTCGACGGCGACGTGTTGGCCGTTGACGCCGGTGATCGTGCCGATCCTGCCGCAAACCTTGAGGCGCTTCCGGTTAGGGCCGCGCGAGTCTTCCTTGACGCGAACGCGATCGTCGGTCGACCATGTAGCTCTCTCGGACGTTTCCGGAGCGGGTAATTCCGCCAGGGGCGCCGATTCACCTGCCTCGGCTGACACAATCTCGTCGGGCGCATCGGAATCAGCGGAGGCCTTGGCGCGTCGCCCTTTAGCCGGCGCCTTCGTGGGCTCGGCCTTCTTGCTGGTGGTCTTCTTGGCTGTCGGCTTCATTGCGCTGACGACCTCGCGGCGCACGGCTTTGGTATTGATTCCCAGGCTTTCCGCGATATCGACCAGCTCGACCGAACTCGGGTTGCGATACTCGTCGATCCCCAGCGCCGGCAGAACAATCAACAGCAAGAGCAGCTCGGCTAGCTGTAGCGGATCGAGGGCGGCGAAGCGTCTCCTGACGTCGGCGAGTTCCCAGCGGCCATAGTCTGGCTTCTTCCAGCCCAGCATGTCCGCCAACTCCTTGCACGCGCGCGGATCGGTGCGATGGAAGAGTGATGAGGCCAGGATGACTGTATGCGTCAGGCGGATCGAGCCGTCCTCGTCGTTGGCGGGTTCGCCGGCCTGCGTGGCGGTGCGAATATCCGCGACCAGGCGCTTGCGATAGGCGATTTCCTGGCGCTGCTTTTCGCGGCGCTTCTTGTTCTCGTCCCGGGTGTCAGCGGCGGAGCGGCCGCTATCTAGGCTGTTGCTTACCCTCCAGTCATTGATGCCCTGACTCTGGAGCCCTTCCGCGGCAATCTCGGCCGGAATAGCAGTCAACGCTTCGCCGCTCTGCGGATCGATAATCGTCACGCTGTGCTTGAGGTGTTCGTCGCCCAGCAACTCCCGGTACATCGGGTGTATGTGCGTGGGGGCCTGATATTCGTCGTCGCCCCCCTCGTCCTGGGTGTCCTCGAACTCTTCGCGATCGGAATCGATATCCGCGCGGTCCGCCTCGGCAATGGGCCGAACTGGCGCGGCGTCGCAGCGGTTATCCAACAGCACGTAGCCCTTCATGCTGAACTGCCCATAGGGCATGATCCGCTTGGCTTCGGCTCCCTCAATGATCCTCTGTCCCCTGGTCTGCGCCGCTTCGAGCAGGCGGCGGCTATGCGCCTCGACCTTTTGCGCGTGGCATTCGGGATCGGTGCAGACGTCTGCACTGCCTACGTCGGAGAACAAGTCCGGATTGGCGCCGGTACGTTTCGGGCACTCGCGACACGAACCGGCCGATGGCAATAGCGCGGCATCGGCGATGGGGAACTTGGCCTGATCCAGGCGTAGCATGTATCGGGACTTGATATGCTCGGCGGCGCGCCTGAAGGACATCGGCTCGCCACCCCATTCCCCGCCCGTGATGGTGTTGAGGGCCTCGCTCTGCATGGTGGCATTGGGCAGGCGCGCCAGAAGTAGGGCGGTGGAAGCCGTGAGCTTGTCGGCGTAGAAGGCCTCCCGAGCCTCCGGCGTCAGGGCGCATAGCTTCATCCGGGCGTAGATGTAGGCTTTGCTCTTGCCCAGCTTGGCCGCGACCTCTTCCACGCTGTAGCCGGTCCGGTCCGCATGCGAGCGCATGAGGGCTTCATAGCCCTCGGCCTCCTCGAGCGGATGAAGGTCCTCCCGCTGCATGTTCTCGATGACCTGCAGCTCCAGGGCCTCCAGGTCCGACACGTGTACGACGCGGGCCAGGATGAACTCGTCGTCGTTTATGCCGGTGGCGCGCCAGCGGCGTTCCCCCGCGATCAGCTCGTACTGGCCCGCCAGGTCAGGGTGGGGACGCACGACGATGGGCTGCAACTGCCCCAGTTGCTTGAGACTCCGGGCCAACTCCGTCAGCGACTCGTCGAAGAACCGCTTCCGAGGGTTGGTCTTGGAGGAATGAACGAGTGCATGGGGTAGATAGCACGTCGTGCCGTGCTCAACGGGATGTTGCATGCCCAGGCTCTCGGCGGTGGTCATGGCGTTCATGTGGACTCCTTGGGGGAGAGGGTGTAGACGACGCGGGCCAGGGCGTCGGTCGCGCGCTCGAGCTCGACCAGCCGTTGGATGGCCAGGTCGGGATCAAGCGCGGGCCGATCGCTGATGCCGGCGGTTTCGAATACGGTCAGGACGGAACGGGCGGCGGCGATCTGGCGCTTGGCGAGGTCGCGGTCGATGGGGATGTTGCTCACGCCGTGCCCCCGCCGGCTTGGAGCATTCGGGCGACCGTGGCGCTCGGTTCGGGGTCGAAAATATTGGCGGCCGTACCGTGGTTGACGAAGATGCGCCCGTCCACCAGCACGCCGATGGACCATTCGTCATCGCTGGCGGCTGATGCGTGCGTGTCGGGGGTGGCCGGCACCGTTGCAGCAGGGATAGGCCGAGGCGTGTCCGGCGGCGTGCCGGCCGATACGGCACGGTACAGACGGAACCCATCCGCCATGCCGGCGGGCGTCACTTTGGCCCGTTGGTACAGGTTGCTCAGGGTCTTGCGGACCTTCTCGACGTCGCCGCCGAGCTGGCGGGCGATGTCGTCGGCGCTTCGGGCGGACGTGCCGAGGGCCTCCAGCACGTCGCTGGATGTCACATTGCGCATGGAAAACTCCTAGTCGTTGTCGGTGTCGCCGGCGCGGATCTTCATGAGGTCGATCACCTGGGCGGGCCGGCGGCGCCGTGGTGTAGGGGGGCGCGGACGCGCGATCGTCTCTGCCGTCACCTGCAGCGCCAGGGCAAGGCCGGGCGTGCGCAGCGCGACATCCAGACTCACGGGGAGGCGGGACTGGCGCCAGGCCTCCTCTAGGTGCTCACGATTGACGGCGACGCGAGCCATCACATTCCCCGGTGGACCTCGAGGGGGAACTCGAGGACCGGTTCGAGGATGGCGTCGCCATCGGGATTCCTGTACGCGCAACTGAACTCGCCCGCCAGCGGGTCGTACAGCAGCCTGGCGTGGCGACGGCATTGCGCGGACGCGGCGAGGATGGTCTGGCGGTCGGCGTCAGCAAACGTGCGGATGTCGGCGCCGCGCCAGTGCAGCGCCGCAGCGCCGCCCAGGATCATCAACGCACACACGGCGATGAAGAGGCCAGCCAGCAGCACAATGGCGCGAGGGGTGAGGGTGAGTGGGAACATGTCAGCCTCCTAGACGTTTGAGAATGGAGCCGCGCAGGTAGGGGCCGTAGAGAAACATGAGCTCGTTCGTCGCCCCGCGTTTGGCAAGGAGGACATCGTCGAGGGCGCCCGATCTCCGGGGTAGGGTGTTGCACGCAATGCGCTCAATGGCACTAAGAGCGCCAAGGCGTCGGTCGATGTCCGTGGCGGCGGAGCCGTTCAGGCGAGCCGAATTCGAGGATTCGCGGTAGAGCAACTGCTGGAGACGGATTTCATTGAGCAGGTGCGCAGCGATGTCGGCTGGGGTCATTGCTGGCCCCCGGTGGACTGGCCCTGCAGGTCGGCGATGCGCGCGTGCAAACGCGCCTGGATTTCCACCGCGGCGAGGTTCAGCGGGTGGAGGTGGGGGTCGAGATCCCAGTCAATGCGGAGCGCGCCGGCCAGGAAGCGAGCGACGGCGTCGACCTGGACGGCGGCGCGATCGAGGAGCGCGGCGCGTTCGGCCTTGGTGCCCTGGACAAGCGGGGCGTTGACGGCGGCTCTCTCGCAGTAGCGGAGGTAGAGGAGCCCCAGGTCCGTCCAGTGATCGACGGCGCTGGCTGGCGACAGGGGCAATTCGGTGGTGGACATGGCGTCTCCTAACAACAGGTGTAGCGATGTTAGGTATTGCCGTACTTTGTTGTCAAGCAATACACAACTTTTTTCTGTTATCTGTATCGAAACGTCAAGGAGCGGGAATGGGCGGGATTCGGGGAGCTTTGGGGACGGTCGCCTTGCTGGCGACGTTATACGGATGTGCTGGAACGCCGTTCAACTGGAACGATGCGCGCAGAATCCAGCCAGGTATGACCGAACAGGAGGTGACGGATATTCTGGGCGCGCCTATGGTGGTTCGCAGCTCGGGCGCGGGGACCACATGGATTTGGAGTCAGGGAGATGCGCTCGGGAGGTCGAGGAGCTTCTCCGTCGTCCTCAATGAGGGGAAAGTCGTCCAGACGCCTCCGATTCCCGCGAGCTTCCAGTAGAAGTTAGTAACGTAATAATTGTTTTGTTACTTTCTGGGTAAATTTTTTTCGCCGAAATCGACGAAGACAACATTGCCCACTTTACGCCGCATCGGTTTCTCGTCCGCCCGGATGTCCTTCAGAAGGGCTTTTAGTGTCTGTTGCCCCTTCGATGAAGCTAGACACCCTGTCGTCCAATTGTTCGCGCTTTGCGCTGGATAGCTCCAGGTAGTCTTCAAACCTAGCGGAGAACGGCCACCATCCCGTAGCTCCCGAGGTGCTGCCTGTAAGCAGGTGGTCGGTGCTTGTGCGCAGCATCCGGGCTAGCTTTACGAGCCGATCAATGTCCGGCCGCGTCTCGTCGCGCTCCCAGTCGGAAACCGAAGATTTACTGATTCCGAACGCAGTGGCGACATCCTGCAACGTCAGTTGCAGGTCCTTCCGTCGTTCCTTAATTCTCTTGCCCAGCGTCATAAGGCAAAGCCTAACATTTGCAAGTTGTGGATTGCCTGACTTAGAATGTTGTGCAATACCTAACATTGAGGCACCTATGGCGATCGTTACGGAAGCCGAGCGCAACTCGGTGAGGGGCGCAATTGAAGCGTTTGGCGGGGTTGCGAAAACCGCTCGTCATTTCGAGGTGAACCGTGTCTCGGTCTACGAGTGGATCGACAGGGGCGCAGTGCCGACGGCTCGTGCGGTCGCTATTGAGCGAGACTCTGGTGGGAAGGTGTCGCGCAAGGAAATGCGACCGAGGGATTGGGCGGAGCAATGGCCCGATCTCGCTGCGAACTCTCCTTGCTACGAACATCAATGAACTGTCATGCCCTCTTTCAGCGCGTCCTGCTCGACGCAAAGCTGGCCGAACACGGCCAGCACCGCGGCTTCTGTCGCCTCGCCCATCACGCGCAGCGCGATTTCCCGCGCCTGTATCAACAGTCGTTCAGTTTCAGTCATACCGATAGGTTGGTGGGTCGGCCGGGTTGCGTCCATGCGTGATTTCCGAGTCGTGGGAAGTGCGTATGGCGAATGATGGAGGAGGGGGCCTTGCTCCGCTATCTCAAATTGGAGGAAAGATGACAACCGCAGAATGCAAGGCGCCGGCGGTGCTGCTACCTGGGGACAGCGTTCGTTTGCCCTCTGGGGTACGCGGCCGCTTCGTGCGGTGGTCGGTGCCGTTGGCTCGTGCAATGCAAAGCGGCCGGGAGCGCGTCGCGCTGGTTCAGCTCGAGGGCGACGTTAGCGAGACGAGTTTTAGCGCGGCTTACGCCGCCAGGTTCGAAAAGGTGACCTCATGAGCGCGTTCGAGAATGCTGCCTTCAATACTGTCCACGACTATTCCCGAGGTGCGAAGGCGCTGGCTGAGATTGTGGACATTCCGTACCACGTGCTGCTGCACAAGGTGAATCCGAACAATGAGACGCACCAGCTCAGCGTGCGTCAGGCGGTCAAGATCATGCAGGCGACGGGCGATGACCGCATGCTGCACGCCATTGCCGCCGAGCTCGGCATGGTGCTTGTCATCACGCAAATGGCTGAGATCGACGACCGCCAGATGCACCAGGCGATGACGCAGGCGTTGGGGCGGTTCGGTGAGTACCTGGATACCGTCAGCGAATCGCTAGAGGATGGTCGGATCACGGCCACCGAGCTACGGAAGATCGACGGCACGCTCGGCAAGATGATCGAGAAAGTGACGGTCATTCGGGCGATCGCGGCACAGATGGCAGAGAGCCGGAGGGCCGGGCGATGAAGTTCGAGATTCGCTACAGCCGCATCCTGATGACGCCTGAGTCGGAAGAGGAAAGGGGGTTACTGCACGAGCTGCAAGCCAGGGGGCGCGTGACCGGCATGTTCCTGCATCGTTGCCGCGATCCGGATTCGACCTTGGAGTTGTTCGTGCCGCCCGGACCTGGATCAGTACCGGATGAGTAGCCCCTTCAAGCCATTCAACAGTTCCTGGATGTCTTGTTCTGACAGCTTGACGGTGTAGCGATCGATGCCGCCGTCTTCTACGTTGAGAGGCCCTATGCGGAGCCAGACGTTGTCGCCGTGTGTGAGTAGTTCGGTCTGCCGCCGATCGCCGGGTTTTCCGTCTGCTGGGCTTGCAGGAAGCATCTTGTTGAATATGAAATTTGCGCCCATGTCGTGTTCCTCGGATCGATATCGTTCAAGGGCGATCGCATGTGTGCGATGCCCAATCGAATGTGGCCAGGGCGCCTATCGGTTCCAATGGTCGACCCCCTGGGGTGGTGTTGTGGGTGTTGGAGCCAGCAATCTACCACGGGTGCGGTCGACCGCCCATATTCCTCGTCGCGCGGTAGCGGCGGGGCTCTCCATGTCGAGATCGGCCTATGTCTGAGGGGTGCCTCGAGGCTGATGAGATGGACCTGCGGCGGCCACGAGGCAGGCCGCGGGGCGAGATTTCAGAGACCATCATCGAGCTGGTCTCTGAGCGGCCGATGGCGGTGCGCGAACTGGCGGCGCGGATGGCTGTTCCGGTGCGGCGGGTCGAGGTGACATGCTCTCGGCTGGTCGCCGCAGGCCACATTGCCCCCGTGCGCAAAGAGCGTATGCAAGGCGCTCGACGACCGCTGGCGGTCTATGGGCCGGCTCGGCTTACCGATGCAATCGCGTTGCTGCGTTTCACGAGCTTGGCCGGCCTATGGCGATGAACCTATCCCTGTTCGAGGGTGGGCGCGCCTCGGTCAGCAGCCCGAGGCGCGCACCCGACGCGGAGCGTCCGCCGGACATCCCGCGCGGGCCCCAGCGAGGGCGCCCGCAACACTATTTCACGCACGACGGGCGGTGTTTCAGCCTGGACAGGCTTCGAGAGCTCAGCGGGTGGGAGGACGCCTGCGCGCGCTATCCGGACCACGACATCGTCATTCTTTTCGATTCGACGGATCCCGATTCGAGGCTCGTCGGGTTGATCGCTGTACCTCGTGAGCAGCCGGCGCGCCAGGATGCTCGCGGCCGGCCGCTTCCTCCAGCTCGCCCCTTTTGGGGGCATGGTGACGTCATGCATATTCGACGCGACAAGCCGCCCCCCTGACGGTGCGTCGACGGTGCAGGCGAAGAGGCTAGATACGCGGTTACCTGCAACCGGCAGTGCCACAAACCGTTCCCGAGTGGCAGCGTGGGTGCGAACGACTAGAGCGCGGGAGGGCGGCTGTACGGGCCGCGACAGTCTGGTCAATCGGACAGGGCGTACACCTGTGTCCGGGCCCTAAGACGTACGTTGGCTCCGGTCAGCAGTCGCGGCGAATCGCACGGCGGGTAGGGGGAGCTCTGCCCGTCAACCCCGTTCCTCCTAATCTGCAGTGCCCTTACCCTGTACACAGAGGCTCTATGAATATTCAACCGCTTTTTCCTATTGAACCTCCGGTCTCTCCTAAGAAAAATGAAAAAGGGCCGGATTTCGCGGCGTTCTGGACGGGATATCCACGGAGGGTGGCAAAGAAGGCCGCGGCCCGGGCCTGGGCAAAGCTGTCGGCGCGGGATCGGCAGGCAGCGCTCGACGCGCTACCGAGGCACGTCGAAGTGTGGAAGTTACGTTGCGGCGACGACAGGGAGTATGTGCCGCATGCGGCGACATGGTTGAACGGTGCGCGATGGGAAGATGAACTTACGCCGGTGGGCAAGCGGGCTGGGCAGGCGGAGCGGCCGATCGGGCCGGGTGGCTCGGAGCGGCAATGGTGGGAGCACTGGCCCGGCATCGTCAAGAAGGGGGCGGAGCTCGGATTGACCTGGGACGAAACGGCCGAAGCCGCGCCAGGGTTCAAGGCCCGGGTATTCAGGGCGGCCGGGCCGGGGCCGTGGACGGATCGCCAGCGGGGCGGGCTCACGGTGGGGCTACCCGGCGCGCCGCTGGCCGTGGTCGTGAGGAACGTGGCATGAGCGGAATGCGGCGCGATCCGCGTATCCAGGCACGGCTAGATGCGTGGGGGATGTGGCGGCAGCTCGGCGTCCAGGGCGGATCGTTCTCTGGCGGTGGCAGCACGCTGGCGGCCTTGGTGGATGTTGCGGCCGGCCGGAGGGTCTTCGGCAGCTCGGAGCCACCGCGCGCCTATGTGCCGGTCGATGCCATTGAGTGCGCGATTACGCATGAAGCGGTCCAGACGTTGCCGGCAGAGTTGCGTGAGGCGGTGGCAGGTTGGCACTGCGCGCGCACGGGAACGATGGAGGAGGTCGCGCGGCGGTTGGGTGTGGTGAAGACCACGCTACACCGGCGTCTGTGCCAGGCCGATATCCGGATCGCGGAGTGGTTGAAAGCCCGGACGAAAGCAAAAAGAATTTCGTGAGGTAAACCGGAACATGGATAATCCGCTACATTCCGGCGGAGCTCACGCAGTGGTGGGCTGAACATCTCGACGCCCCGGCAGGACTCAACCTGGCGGGGCGTTTCTTTTTTGGGCGTGGGGACATCGTGGACAGGTTGGATCTGAGCTCCAATATCGATCGGGCCATTGCGTGGATGGGATCCCTATACGAGGATCAAATGCCGTTCGCGGTGGCGAAGGCGCTGACACTGACGGCGCGCGACGGGGCGGCGGCCGAAGCCGAGGCCATCGTCCAGGTGTTCGACAATCCCACGCCGTTCACCCGTAGGGCGGCCGGCTACACCCCCGCGACGAAGGGCTCGCTTCGCTCGGTCATCTTCCTGAAGGACGCCCAGGCCGAGTATCTGTTTGCACAGGTGGAGGGCGGAGCCCGCGACCTGAAGCAGTTCGAACAGCGGTTCGGGGCGATCGACGGTGCGGCACTGGTTATGCCTGGCGTGAAGGCGACGCTGAATCAGTACGGCAACATCAGCAGGGCCAAGATCCTCGCGATCGCCCGCGACCTGAACACCGGCGGCAAGGCGAAGCGCTTCTTCAAGGGCACGCCGCGTGGGCACTCCCTGCCGCCTGGCATCTGGGCGCGGGTGAACAACAACACGGCGATCGCGCCGATCATGGTGTTTGCAACGGATGCACAGTACGAGAAGCGGTTCGCGTTCTCCGCGATCGCGCAGCAGACGGTCGATGCCGTGTTCGAGCGGCACCTGCTGGCCGCGTGGGACCTCGCGGTGCGGACTGCACGATGACTTCGATAGGGTTGGTGCGCTCCTGGATTTCGGCGGGTCCTTCCCCCCGGGTCGCCGGTGTGGGTAATTTGCGCACGTTGGAAATCCCGTCACGGGATCGAATAAGGGTAGCCACCGGGTCTCCCGGTAGCCAGTTGGATAGATAGCCATGGCGTTGATGGGCATTCGAGAGTACGCGCGACACCGTGGCGTGCGGCATCGTGCTGTCCAGAAGGCGATCGAGTCGGGTCGCATTCGCTCGGTCGACGGCGAGGACGGTCGCCCGAAGATCGATCCCGTGCAGGCCGATCGCGATTGGGAGCTCAACACGGACGAGACGCGCGTCGCGTTCACGGCGAATGGTGGCAGGCTCCTCGATGACGGCGCGGCCATGCCTGCGGACGACGATCTGGATGACGACGTCGACGACGTGCCGTTGAGCGGCGCCGACGATCACGCAAAAGCCTATCGCCACGCTCGCGCGATTCGCGAACGAGCGTCCGCCGAGCTGCGGCAGATCGAGGTCGAGAAAGCCCGTGGCAAGGTGATCGATGTCGAAGAGGCGCGGCGGATTGCTTACACGGCGTTCCGCCGCCTACGCGATTCCGCGATGTCGGTGGCGCCGCGCCTGAAGGATTTGTGCGCGGCGGAGTCCGATCCGTTGGTGATCGAGACCATGATCGAGAACGAGATCATGGCGGCATTTGGGCAGATCGATGTGGCAGCGCTCTTGACTGATCGGGAGGAGGACTGATGGGTGCCGTCGACGCCTTCATCCGCTCGATCCAGGACGCGATACGTCCGGACGATCGTGGATCGATCTCGGAGTGGGCCGCCAAGTATCGCATCTTGCCACCCGATACCCCGGAGCCGGGCCCATGGAGGAACGAGCGTACGCCGTGCCTGGTCGAGATCATGGACACGCTGTCACCCGCCAGCGGGTACACCGAGGTCTGGCTCAAGAAGGGCCACCAGCTCGGCGGTTCGGCCTTGGGTGAGAACTTCATCGGCCACGCCATCACCAGCGCGGCCGGCAACATCCTCGGGGTGTTCGCGACGATCGATGACGCGAACAAATGGAACCTGTCACGTTTCGAGCCCATGCGGACCGCGACGCCGGCCTTGCGCCGCGCGGTCAAGGATCGCGATGTCAAGGGCAGCGACAACACGCAGCGGCGCAAGAAGTTTCCGGGCGGGATGCTGCAGCTGGTCGGCTCGAACCGCGCCGGGGGGCTGAAGTCGTCCACGATCCGCTATGTTCTGCTGGAGGAGGTCGACGAGTACCCACGCGACGTGGCCAAGCAGGGCGCCGTCCCCGAGCTTGCGCGCAACCGCACATCCAATTTTGGGAGCAAGGCGCGGATCTTCGGCAACAGCACGCCCACCATCGAGGGCGCGAGCGAGATCGACGGTCAGTTCAATCGTGGCGACCAGCGGTATTACATGCCGCCGTGTCCTGCGTGTGGCCACCGCCAACGGCTGCTGTGGGAAAACTTCCGATGGGTGGATTCCGACCCCACGACTGTAGGTTGCGCGTGTGTTGGCTGTGGCATCGTCTCGAAAGAGCATGAGTGGAAGCGGCTCTTTACCCCGGATATGTGGGTAAAGACCGCGAAAGGGCAGCCGGGCGTGGCGAGTTTCCACATGCCGAGTCTTCTGGCGCCTCTCGGTTGGCGGTCATGGGTTGACCTGGTCGTGGACTGGCTGGAGGCACAAGGCAATCCGATCAAGCTGAAACGGTTCATCAACAACGAACTGGCCGAGTGTTGGCAGGAGCAGACGGACCGGGTGCAGTGGGAGGTGTTGAAAGAGCGCGCCGAGCCGTATGCACTGCGCGCGGTGCCGCGTGGGTATTACGTACTCACCCTCGGCGTGGACACGCAGGACACATGGTTGGCCGCTCAACTTGTCGCCTGGGGCCGAGGTGAGCGGGCGTTGGTGCTGGACTACTTCGAAATCCACGGCGACCTGACGCTCGATCCGTCGAATCCGGACAGTCCCTGGTTCAAGTTGGATGCGTACCGTCACCAGGCATTCCGCAACGAATTCGGCATCGACCTGCGGGTCAGCATGACGGCGGTCGATACGGGTGGCCTGCATACGCATACGGTCTACAACTATTGCCGCGCCCGCCGGCATGACAGCGTGATTGCGATCAAGGGGGATCGCCCTGGCAAACCCATTCTGGGACGGTCCAGCCGACAAGATGTCAAGAACGGCAAGGGCGACATCATGAAGAACGGTGTGCAGCTTTGGTTCGTGGGCGGCGATACGGCGAAGTCGTCCTTGTTCGCACGAATGGACGCGGACGAAGAAGCGGGGCGGGTCGGCGCCGATCGCCTCTTGCGCTTTAGCACGCAGTTGCCCGACATCTATTTCAAGGGGTTGACCGCGGAGGTATACAAGGTCGAGCTGGGCCGGTGGGAAAAGTTGGCCGGGCGCCGCAACGAGTCGCTGGACACGCTGGTCTATGCCTATGCCGCGGCCTGCCATCCGACCGTGCGTATCCATACGGCACGCGTGGCCGAGTGGGACGAGCTCGAGCGGCTGCTGGAGCCGCGCCACCGCGATCTATTCGGTGGGGTGCCGCCGGCGGCTGAAGTAGCTCCTGCGGCGGCGCCGGTGGTACCTGTGTCACCCGCTCCTGTCACCAGTCCCGTGCAGACGTCTGCACGAGACGAGGAGCTGGAAACCGTCACGGCCGGCGACGATGGCTGGCTTTCGAACACCGACAACTGGCTGAACTGAACATGGCATTCACAAACACACAATTGGCCGCGCTCGAACGCGCGATCGCCTCGGGCAGCCTAACGGTTGCCTATGACGGCAAGACGGTGACGTACCGGAACATGGACGATCTGATCCGGGCCTACAACTTCGTGAAGGGTCAGCTCGATGTGGCGGGCGGTTCCGTCGTCACGAACCGCGGGCCGGCCCATCTGGCTGTGTTCGACAGGGGGTAACGTGAACTGGCTCGACAGCATGATCGGGTATCTCAGCCCGGCCACCGGCGCCCGTCGCATCCATGCTCGCATCGCGATGGACATGGCGCGCTCGTACGACGCCGGACGGCGCGGCCGACGCACGGCGAACTGGCGCGCCGGCGGAGGCAGCGCCAATGCCGAGATTCTTCCGGACTTGCAGACTGTCCGGAACCGGTGTCGCGACATGGTCCGGAACAACGAGTATGCAGCCAAGGCGCTCGACACAATGGTCGGCGATCTGGTCGGTACCGGCATCGTGGCAAGGGCCGCCGATCAACAGGTTTGGATGGACTGGTGTGACTACTGCGATGCGGACGAGCAGCTCGATTTCAATGGGTTGATCGAGCTGCTGGTGCGGGGCCGCAAGGAGGTCGGTGAGGGCCTGGTACGGTTCCGGCCTCGGCGCCCAGAGGACGGTCTGGCCGTGCCTCTGCAGGTGCAGGTGCTGGAGGCGGATCACCTCGACAGCTACAAGACGGGTCCCTTGTCCAATGGGAATTTCGTGATCGCCGGCGTAGAGTTCGATCAACTCGGCCGCCGGCGGGCGTATTGGCTCTATCCGGTTCATCCTGGCGAGGTCGCCAGCTATCGGGTGAGATCCCTCGAGAGCAAGCGGGTTCCTGCGGAAGATGTCATCCACTACTACCGCAAGCGGCGCGCCTCTCAGGTGCGGGGTATGGCGGAGATGGCGGTGGCGCTCATGCGCTTGCGCGACCTGGCGGACTACGAGCAGGCGGAACTCGTTCGAAAGAAAATCGAGGCTTGCTTCGTGGCGTTCGTTCGGACGGATGACTCAAGCCAGACGCTCGGCGGCAATGTGGACCTCGGCGACAAGCGCCGCAAGCCTGGGGAGGAGAAAGTCTCGCCCGGGATGATCAAGTATTTGAGTGGCGCCGATGGCGTGGAGTTTGGCTCGCCGGCGTCCTCGGGCGGATATGGGGAGTACACCCGCTCGCAGCTCTACGCGGTTTCGGCGGGCACCGGCGTCATGTACTCGTCCATGACGGGGGACCACTCGCAAGCCAACTACTCGAGCATGCGGTCGGCCAACATGGACTATCGCAAGTTGATCGCCCAGGAACAATGGTTGGCACTCGTGCCAATGGTGCTCAATCGTGTGGCTGCCCGGGTCCAGGCCGCCGCAGTGCTGGCCGGCGTGCAGAAAGCGCGGCCGCAGCGCTATGAATGGGCCATGCCGAAGGTGGACCTAGTGGATCCGCTGAAAGACATCATGGCGACGAAAGAGGGGTTGCGCGGCGGTCTGCAGTCGCTCTCCGCGGCGATCCGCGAGCGTGGCGACGATCCCGGTGCGGTATTCCGGGAGATCGCTGACGAGCGGGCCCGCCTCAAGGAACTCGGCATTCTGTCGGACGCCGATCCTGCGGTCAGCGACAAGCTGATCCCCCCGGAAGTGGTGGCCGAGCTGCTCGGCGCCAAGTAGGCCCGAACATTCCTTCAACACTGCCCCGCCGCCGCGGGGCTTTTTTTTGAGGTTCCCATGCCCCAGAACACGATAACTCCGGCGGCCCAGCGCCGCGAAACCCAGCAGCTGCCGCTGGGTGCTGTTCCCGGCGTCGAAATACGCGATTTGCCTTTGCAGACGCGCGTGCAGCCCATCGGCGAGGTCAATGCGGAAACCCGCAGCGCCGAGATGACGTGGACCACCGGGGCTGCGGTGCAGCGATACGACTGGTGGAACGAGCGGGGCTATCTCGAGGAACTCAGCCTCGATCCCGCACATGTCCGAATGGACCGCTTGCTTTCCGGTCGTGCGCCAATGCTGAACACTCATTCACGCTGGCGCCTAAACGATGTTCTGGGCGTTGTCGACGTCGCTGCGCTTGAGCCGGAGCCCACTTGCACGGTTCGCTTCAGCAAGCGGGAGGACGTCGAGCCCATCTATCAGGACGTCCTCGACCGCATCATCGCCAACGTTTCCGTCGGGTACGCCGTCTACCAGTATGAGCGGATCCCCCCGACGAAAGAGGGCGAGATGTGGCGATATCGCGCCATTGACTGGGAGCCGTTCGAGGTGTCCCTCGTTCCCGTGGGAGCTGAAGTCAATAGCGCGGTGCGCGCTGCGGATGGTGCGGATTCCGCACCCGAGCAGCAACTGCGCACATATCCCTGCCAGTTTATCGATGTAGTCCGTTCAACGCCGGCAGCCGCTGGCAATTCAACCCAAGAGGAAAGAGCAATGCCTCCCGAAGACAACACGCAGCAACCGGCGGCCAACACCGGCGCCGCAACCCAGCAGAACGCGGACGCCCAACAGCGGGCCCTCGAGCAAGCCCGAGTGGAGGGCGGCCGCGCCGAGGCGGAACGGCAGACCGGCATCCGGGAGGCTGTCCGCATGGGCGGCCTCGAGCCTGCCTTCGCGGACGAGCTGATCGGCCGCGAAGGTATGACCGCCCAAGACGCCGGCCTGGCTGTTCTGCGCGAAATCGCCAAACGCGGCGAAGCCAGTTCGACCCGCTCGGCGGCGGACATCCAGACCATCCTGGACGAAACCGATCGTCGCCGGGAAGCGATCGGCGATGCCATCGTCCTGCGGGCCAATCCCCGGGCCGTGACGGACGCACCGCGCCTGGCGGCGGCGCGGCAGTACCGAGGCATGACTCTGATCGACATGGCACGCGAGGCGATCGAGCTCGCGGGCGGTCGCGCCCGGGGTCTCAGCCGGCGTGAGATTGCCACCGCCTCGCTCAACCTGGATTCCGATCTGAGGGTGCGGGCCGGCATGCAAAGCACGTCGGATTTCCCGAACATCTTGGCCAACACCGTGCGCCGGACGCTGCGCCAGGCCTACCAGCTGCAGCCGCGGACCTTCGTGCCGTGGACGCGGATGGCGACCGCCCCCGATTTCAAGGAGGTTGCGCGCACGCAGTTGTCCGAGTCGACCGTGTTCCAAAAGGTGAAAGAGGGCGGTGAGTACAAGGCGATCACCTTCGGCGATTCGGCTGAGAAATACGCGCTGGGCAAGTACGGCGGCATCGTCACGTTGACCTGGGAAACGCTGGTCAACGATGACCTCGGCGCGTTCGATCGCATTCCGTTCGCTCTGGCGGCGGAGGCGGCTGCGCTCGAGGGCGATCTGGTGTACGGCATTCTGACCAGCAATCCCGCCATGGCCGATGGAACGGCGCTCTTCCACGCCAATCACGGCAACCTGGCCGCCTCCGGTTCCGCCATCAGCGATACCGCGCTGACGGCCGGCCGCAGTGCCATGCGCAAGCAAACCGGGATGAAGGGGCGGGTCTTGAACCTGACTCCCAGTTATCTCGTCGTGGGCCCGGACAAGGAAGGGGAGGCCAACAAATATACGTCGACGCAATTCGTGGCGGCGAAGTCGGTGGACATCAACCCCGCCTACAACACCTCGTTGGAGGTCGTCGTCGATCCTCGGATCCCCGGCAATGCCTGGCACCTGATTGCGGAGCCGGCGATGGTCGACACGATCGAATATTCCTATCTCGAAGGCGAGGACGGTCTCTACACGGAGCAGCGGACCGGATTCGAGGTCGATGGCGTACAGGTCAAGGCCCGCCACGTGTTCGCTGCCAAGGCGATCGACTGGCGCGGCCTTTACAAGAACGGCGGCGCCTGACCCTGATTCTGAACCCCGGCGCCGGCAACTCGGCCGGCGCCTTCAATCAAAGGAAATTTCATGCAGAACTTCGTGCAATCGGGCCGGACGCTCACGCTGCCGGCGCCCTACGATGTCGCCTCCGGCGGCGCCGTTCTGGTGGGCAAGATTTTCGGTATCGCGGTGACCGACGTGGCGAGCGGCGCGCAAGGCGAGTTCGATACCGAAGGCGTTTTCACCCTGCCGGTTCTCGGTACCGACACCGCGGCCGTAGGCGCAGTCGCGTACTGGGACGCCACCAACAAGCGTCTCACGACCACGGCGACCGACAACACGCGGGTAGGCGTCTTCGTCGCCGCGAAGGCCTCCGCCGTGGCGGTGGGGCAGATCAAGGTCGACGCGGTCATCGCGTAATGGGCTGGGATCCGTCCGTCTTCAAGGATGAGTTCGTCGCGGCGGGCATTTGGGTGCCTGCCGTGGTGACGATCGGCTCGGTTGTGCACGATCCGGTCTATGTCGGCTACACGGAGCCGCGCGAGCTGATCCTGGGGGGCGCCGTCATGGCGGCCGGCTACTCGATCGAGTTCGAGGCGGGTGACCTGCCCGGCCTCGCGCTGCACGACCAGGTCGTGGTGGCGGGGAAGATATTCCGGCTGAGCCAACCTCCTCGGGCGCGGGGCGAGGGGTTCTTCTCGGTCGCGGAGCTGGAACTGGTGGCATGAGCACCGTCACAGAGGAAATTTATCAGGCATGCGTGAGTCGATGGCAGGCGCTCGCGCTGCCCGGTGGCGCGCGGGTGTTCGATCGAACGCGGGTCGCGGCTTTCCTGCGCGACAACATGCCGTGCGTGCGGGTCCGGGAAGGTGCGGACCTGCGCGTGGGGCCGCAGAGCGACGACGTGGACGAGCGGGAGCTCACGCTCATGGCGGAGGTGTTCCTCCACGGCGAGACGCAGGACGCGCTGGCGGATCCGATTCGTCAGGCGCTTGCGCGTGCGTTGTGGGAGGAGCCGATGCTCGGAGGCCTGTGTCACTGGATCTCCACCGCGGACCGGCCGGCACCGCTCAGCGCGGAAGCGGATGGATTGCAGCAGCAAATCGTGCAGCACTTCCGGGTGCGCTATCTCGTCAAGGATTCCGACCTTTCCAGGCCGGATTAACTACAAGGAATTATCATGCGTCAAAAGGCACAGTGGAGTTTCGGCGCCGGGTCGCTCTATTACAGAAAGGCCGGTGTGACGCCTATCAGGGTGGCAACGTTGCAGGGCGTGGACATCGACATCTCGTTCTCCACGAAAGACCTGGTGGGCGAACGGACGTTCGCCGAGGCGACCGCCAGGGCGGCGGCAACGATTACCGGGAAGGTGGCGAGCGGTCGCTTCGACGGCAGGGCGGTCGGGCAACTGTTCTTCAACGAAGAGCCGACGGAGGGCCGTATCGAACTGGTGTCCGAGAAGCGGCTGGCGGTACCGGCGACGACGCCATTTACGGTGAACGTCATCGGGGTCGGAGAGACGTTCGACAGTGATCTCGGCGTGGTGGACGGCGCGACCGGGGGTTTCTTCGATCGGGTGGACGATGCTGGGGACCTGGTGCCTGGCAAGTACTTGGTGTCGGGCGGCACGTACACCTTCGACGAGGACGATGCCGGAAAGACGGTGCTCGTCAGTTTCATGCGGGGCGTCTCCGGCGGCTCGACCACCCTCATCACCAACCAGATGATGGACATCGCGCCGACGTTCGAACTGGTCAGTGCCGACAGCAAGGGGATGATGATCCAGCTCTACGCCTGCACGTTCAGCAAACTGACCCTGCAGCGCAAGAACGACGATTTCCTCATCCCGAACATGGAGTTCGGCGCGTATGCCGACGACATCCGAGGTGTCGGCCGCCTGTCAGGAGTGGTGTGACATGCGAATCGTCATTCAGTACGAAGGCAAGTCGGTCGAGCTGGAATCGATTGCCACGCCATTGCCCGGGCCCGAGCACATACTGGGAGACGTAAGGCTGGCGATCCCGGCGGCCTTGTACGTCGACATCCTCGCCTACAACGAGCAAGTCGAGGCCTTGAGTGCGGGATCGCTGGCCGCCTCGGCGTTCGGGCGGGCTCGGATCCAGCTCATCTACCGCACGCTGCTGCGCAACTGGCCTGAGCTGCCGGAGGGCTGGGTGCGCGCGCACCTGGACATCGAGAACATCGACACGCTACAGGCCGCGGTCCTGCGGCAAGGGGTATCGCCGGGGGAGGGGGCGGCGGAGAGCGCCTGACCCGAGGGCGCTACCACGAGCTCGTGGCGTATCTCTGCATGTCGTTCGGCTGGTCCTGGGAGTTTGTCGAGGGGCGGCTCGACCAGGATTGGCTGGGCGACATGAATCGGTCTCTCCGCCGACATCCGCCGGTCCATCTCCTGGTCCGCTCGCTCTTCCAGGTCGAGGAAGGGGAGGACGAGCCGGATGCCCCCGAGGATGACGACGCCCGCCGTTCACAGTTCATCGAGGCATTCCGAGGCCTCGGCGGCACTCTTCACTGATCGAGATCATGGTTGATAAACAGGTCAATTTCGAGATCACCGCCGGTGACTCGAGCTTTCGCGCGACCATGGCGCGCGACCAGGCTGCGCTATCGGCAGTTGGCAACTCGGCCGCCGGCGTCAACGCGGCGCTGGGTAAGCTGAGCGCCGGCGCGCGCAACAGCACCCAGACTTGGGCCGCGCACCGCAGCGAGATCAACGCTGTCTATGCGGCGATGGGTAAGACCCCGTCCAAGGAAGTGGTGGCCCAGCTCGACCAGATCGAGCGGAAGTTCAATAGCCTGGCCAGCACTGCGCAGAGTGGTAACCGTGTCGCCCAGACCGCCCTCCGTGGGTTGCTGGCCGAGTCCCGCAAAGCTGCGACCGCGGACGCCATGCCCGTACCGAAGGAGGACGGCGGCGGCGTCATGAGCCTGATACGCGGCCGGGCTGGCGCAGCTGCGGCTGCGCTCGGTGTGGTCAGCGTCGCGGCGGCTGGGATGATGATCGCATCCCGTACCCGCGAGCAGCTCGATTATGCGGATGCGCTCGACGACATGGCGCAGCAGGCCGGCGTGGCAGCGAAAGATCTTTCGACGTTGACGTACGCCAGCCGCCTCGAGGGCATCGAGAACGAGGCGCTGACGGCATCGCTGGGCAAGTTGTCGAGCCGAATGTTGGATGCCAGCACAGGGGGGAAGGAATCGGCCGCCGTTTTCAAGGCCTTAGGTATTGCGGTCAAAGACCAGGACGGCAACCTGCGTAGTACGACAGATGTCCTCCTCGACATGTCCGATCGATTCGCAGCGATGCCGGATGGGCCCGAGAAAAGCGCGATGGCCATGGAGGCATTCGGCAAGGCCGGGCAGGGTCTGATCCCCTTTCTGAATCACGGTCGCGAGGGTATCGAGGCCATGCGGGAGGAGGCCCGCAAGCTGGGTATGGAGTTGGACGATGAGACGGCCGCCGCCGCTGGCAACTTCAATGACAACCTGTTTCGCTTGCAGAGCGCGACCGATGGCGTTTTCAGGCGCCTGGCTGTGGGTCTCTTGCCCACGCTGAACATCGTCACGGACGCGATGGTCGAGAACGCGAAGGAGGGCGGAGCGCTCTCGTACGTGTTCAGCGGACTCGAGGCGGTATTCAGGGGCGTGGTCATCGTGGGCGGCGCGCTGTGGAACTCCATGAAGATCGTGGGGATTTCTGTGGTCGGTACCTCCCAGGCGATTGCGGCCGCTATCACGGGAAACTTCAGCAAGGCCCGCCAGGAGCTGCAGGAAACCGCGGAGCAAATCACCAAGACGCAGGAATCGTATGCAGAGTTCGCCCGCCGGGTGATCTCTGGGGAGCCGGCGTCATCGTCCTCGGCACCCGCGGGGGTGCGGCCGACTTTCACTCCCGACGTGGGCGCGCTCGGGGCGACCAAGGCCCAGAGCCGCGTGTCGCAGTGGGATGGGGAGCTGGATCAACTCAAGGTTGCCCACGAACGGCAGAACGCCGAGAACGGCACCTTCATCCAGTTCAGCTTGGAGGCCGAGCGTGACTTCTGGTCGAAGAAACTCAACACCGTCAAGATGAGCGCGGAGGAGCGGCTCGCGGTCGAGAAGAAATACCTGGCCGCGTTGACGGGGCTCAACAAGGCGGCGTACGAAGCGCAGCAGGCTGACCAGAAGCGCCAGCTTGACGCCCTTGGCAAGAACTATGAGGCGCAACTGGTCCTGGCGCGCGAAATGGCGGAGAAGACCAAGGCGCGGTTTGGGGGGGATTCCAAGGAATACCAGCAGTCCCGCCAGCAGATAGAGCAAATCGAGCGGTCGCACCAGGACCAGCTCGATCAGTTGCGGATGCTCGGCTATGCGTCCGAGCGCGCTGCCGCAGATGCGGCGCTCAAGTCGGAAGAGCAGGACGCGCAGCTTTCGTATCAACTGGGCGCGATCAACAAAGAGCAGCTGCTGGCGCTGGAGATGGAATTTCTAGCGCGCCGCCACGAGCTCGATCGCCAGGCCTTGGAGCAGGGGCTGGCACTCGTCGATCCCGAGCGCGACCCCGTTGCGTACAAGCAGCAGCTCGAGAAGCTACTCGAGTTGGACCGGAAGTTCGCACTAGAGAAAAAGGGCTTGCAAGGGCAACTTGCTGTTGAGCAGAACAACCCGTTGGCGAATGTCTTCGGCGCCGCTGGTCAGCAGTTCAACCAGGTGGCGAACGGAATTCTGAGCCGGGCTCAGACCTTGCGGCAGGGGCTGGCCTCGATCTATGGCGGCATCTATCAGAGTTTCATGTCGGAGATGGTGACCAAGCCTCTGGCGGGCGCTGCAATGCGGTATGCGCGTGAAACAGCGCTCTATCAGGCCATCTTCGGGGTGCAGACCGCGAAACAGGTGGCTGCGTCTGCCGTCGTTACGAGCACCAAGGCCGCAGAGGCCGCAGTGGTGGTAAATGCGAACGCGGCGGAGGCGGCTACCGGTGCAGCAGCCTCGCAAGCGGCCATCCCGGTAATCGGTCCAGGCTTGGCAGTGGGTGCTGCGGCCGCAATGCTGGCATTGGTGTTGGGTATGGGAGCAATCGCGTCGGCAGCCGGCGGATACGACATCCCGAGCGGTGTCAATCCGCTGGTCCAGGCTCACGCGAAGGAAATGATCTTGCCCGCGCGTTATGCCGACACCATCCGCGGCCTAGGGGACATGCCGGCCATCCTGCAGCAGGTTCTCGCGGCTCGAACCGGTGGCGATATCTACCACATCAGCGCCATGGACGGCCGCGACGTGGAGAGGGTCCTCAGGAAGAATGCTGGCGCGGTCGCGGGCGCGGTGAAGTTGCACAAGCGGAGGAACGGAGCATGACGGCCCCGTATCTGCCGCAGCGGCACTACCTCACGAGCCCGGACCGGGCGGGCGTCGATGGCGTTCTGCCGGTATTCGCGGGCCAGAAGTTCCTCGCGAGGAAGGCGCCAGTGTGGAGCACCGAGGTTTTCACCAGCCGATCGGGACGCCGTTGGGCCTCCTCGAATTGGCTGTATCCGATATGGCGGTGGGCGATCCCATACGAGTTCCTGCGGCGGCTGCCGGCGCGCAATGAGCTCGGGCGCCTGTATGCCTTCTTCAATCAACGGTATGGGCGCGCGGCGGAATTCCTGTACCTCGATCCGGACGATAACGCGGTCGTGGATGAACCGATCGGGCTAGGCGACGGCGCCACCACGGTCTTCCAGCTGACGCGCAGCCTGGAAGGGTGGGTGGAGCCGGTTACAGCGTTGAACGGCGTGCCGGTCATCTTGGTCGACGGTGTGCAGACGTCTGCAGTGACGGTCAGCGACCACGGCGTGGTCACGTTTGCCGTCCCGCCGTCTGCCGGCGCCCGGGTTTCCTGGACGGGAGGATACCTATTTCGCTGCGTGTTCACGGCCGATTCCATCGAGCCTGCGCAGGCGTTTCGCAGCGTGTGGACGCTGTCCCAGCTTGAGTTCGAGACCTTCAAATGATCGAGCTATCTCCCGAGCTCCGGGCCTTCCTGAGGTCCAGCCGGAGCTTTCGTATGGCGGATCTCTACACCTTTACGCTGACGGATGGGTCCGGGCTCCAGTGGACGGATTCCGATCGCACCATCCGTGTCGGAGACCGGGTGTTCCTGGCAAATGGGGCGCTGATCGAGCGTACCGGTATCAAGCTGACCCGTGGCATCGAAACCCGGACGCTCAGCGTAACGCTGACGCCGACCGCCGACGTCACGGTTGCCGGGCGCGCCCTGGCGCCGTTCGTCGTTCGCGGTGGCTTCGATGGTGCCGACGTGTTGCTCGAGCGGGCGTTCCTGACGCTGGCGGGCGACCTGGTGGGGACGGTGGTGCGCTTCCGCGGCCGGGTGGGGCCGATCGATGACGCGACAGCCGACGAAATTCCGCTGACGGTGGTCAGCCGCACGCACGTCCTGGATACCGCCATGCCGGCGGACCTGTACCAGCGGGGATGCCTCAACACCCTGTTCGATCACGCATGCGGGCTGAACCGAGCCGACTTTGCGGTCGACGGTGTGGTGATGGGAACGCCCACCGATCGGGCGTTCGGCACGGACCTGGCCGCAGGGGCGGGCTATTTCACCCTGGGCCGGATCCTGATCGGCGGCGTGCTGCGCAGCATTCGGACGCACGAGGCGGGCGGCCACCTGACTCTGTCGCTACCCCTGCCGGCGGTGCCGTCCGCTGGTACGCCGTTCATTGCCTGGCCGGGCTGCGATGGGCAGCAGGCCACGTGCGAGAACAAGTTCAACAACAACCGGGGATCCGGGCGCAATCGCTTTCGCGGTCAGCCCTACATCCCTGTCGTGGAGACCGCTGTATGAACGCGATCGCCTACCTGGCCGAACACGCGTCGGAGGCCGAGGTGCGCGCCGCCATCGTGGCCGAGGCCCACCTGTGGCTGCGAACCCCGTATCACCATCGCGGCCGCGTACGGGGTGTCGGGGTGGACTGCGCGATGTTGCTGGCCGAGGTGTACGAGCGTGTCGGCCTCGTCCCGCACATCGATGCGGAGTATGTGCCGGACTGGCACATGCACCGGGATCGGGAGCGGTATCTCGAGTTCCTCGAGCGGTACGCCGACGAAGTGCCCGTGCCAGCGCCGGGCGACGCGGCGGTCTGGCGGTTCGGGCGGACGTTCTCCCATGGCGCGATCGTGATCGACGGCCACCAGGTCATCCATGCCCATCGCGGTCGGCCCGTGGAGATCGCGAGCATGGAGGAGACGTATCTGGCTTCGCGTCCCGTGCGGTTCTTCTCGCTCTGGAGCCGCCATGGGTGGTAGCTCGACCATCTCGACCGTCGATCCGAAGATCGGCGGATTCGCGATCCAGAAATCCGCCCTGGGTATTGCGATCGCGCGGTGCTGGGGGACCGTGCGTTTCGGCGGGAACCTGCTGTCCTATCTGAATTTCCAGGCCATCGAGAACAAGACGGAGCAATCCGCCGGCGGCAAGGGTGGGGACGTTACCCAGACGAACATCGCCTGGACGTACCGTGCCGCCGTCATGATCGGCCTGTGTGCGGGCCCGATCGCGGGGATTCGGGCGGTCTATCGCGACAAAGCGGTGTTCAACGATAGCGAGGCCGAGGGCTCCGCATTGGCCCAAGCGGGGCTGAGCCTGGCGATCGGCCATCTTGGGCAGGCGCCATGGGGCTATCTCGTCACGAACTACCTGGACCAGGCGATCGGCTATTCGGGGCTGGCCTACGCCTATGCTGCCGACTATCAGCTCAACAGCAATGCAGGCCTGCAGAATCACACGTTCGAGGTTCAGAGCCTGATCCGGGTCGAAGGAAAGGACGATGCGAATCCCGCCGACATCGTCGACGACTTTCTAAACCATCCGGTCGCCGGCGTCCCCGGGTGGGGTGCGGACTGGCTGGAGGACCTGACGGACTACCGGACGTACTGCCTGGCCGCCGGGCTGCTGCTGTCTCCCGTTCTGACCGAGCAACGCTCTGGCGCGGAATTCCTCTCGGAGATCGCTTCGGCGTCCAACTCGGAAATCGTCGAGAGCGCGGGGCGCCTGCGGTTCGTGCCCTACGGGGATGCGGCCTTGTCGGGAAATGGCGCCACGTGGGCACCCGACATGACGCCCCTTTACGACCTGGGGGCGGACGATTTCGAGTCTCGTTTGAGACTGTCTCGCAAGGATCCGGCCGATGTCTACAACTGTACCCAGGTCGAATTCTGGAACCGGCAGAACCAATACAACCCGGAGACCATGCCGGCGCCCGATGCTGCGCACATCGAACAGTACGGGCTACGGAAAGAGGATCCGGTCGCGTTGCATTGCATCTGCGATCCCGCGGTGGCCAGGCTGGTGGCGCAGCTTCGGCTTCAACGCAATTTGACCGGGCAGAACACCTATGTTGGGGTGCTGCCCTGGAACTACGTCGACCTCGAACCGATGGACCTGGTCACGCTGACCGAGGAGGAACTCGGTCTCGACCGCCAGCTCGCGCGGGTGATCGAGGTCGACGAGGACGGCGATGGGCTCCTGCAGGTCACATTCGAGGAGCTCGACGTCGGAGCGGCCAGTGCGGCGCTGTATCCGTCCCAGGGTGGGGCCGGTGGTTCGGTGAACTGGCAGGCGGCGCCCGGCAGCATATCGATTCCGGCGCTCTTCAATCCGCCCGAGTCGCTGCTGGGCGGGACGCTGCAGGTGTGGGCGGCTGTGGCAGGCCTCTCGCCGAACTGGGGCGGCTGCGATGTATGGGCGAGCGCGGACGGAGATACGTACAAACGGATCGGCACGATCAACGGGCGGGCCCGGTACGGCGTAACCACGACATCCCTGCCGGCGGGCGCGGATCCGGACACGAGCCATAGCGTTGGCGTCGATCTATCGGCATCCGGAGGAATCCTGCAGAGTGCCACCGCGGCCGAAGCCGAGGCCGCATTGACGTTGTGCTGGGTCGGCGGCGAGCTGATCGCCTATCGCGACGCGACGCTGACGGCGGCGAGTCGGTACACGCTGGGAGGCTACCTGCGTCGGGGGCTCTATGGGACGCCATCGACCAGCCACGCGGCTGGAACGTCGTTCGTGCGGCTGGATGCTTCTCTATTCCGGTTCGACTTCCTACCGGAGCAGGTCGGCACATCCATCTTCGTCAAATTCGCTAGCTTCAACGTGTTCGGCAAGGCTGGACAGCCAATCGATGGGCTGCCGGCGTACGAGGTGACCCTGTCGGCGCAGAGGGCGGCACCTGGTCCCGCGCACGACCTGGCGCTGCAGGCGCCGTTCGAGGGCACGTATTTCACGGTGACGTGGGTGGCGGGGGAGCGAACCGAGCACTCGCGCGTGCGGGTGCTGGACGGCGCGACGGTGCTGCGGGAGATCCAGACGACGGCCACGGCGTTCACCTATCAGCTCGAGGACGCCGAGGCCGATGCCGTGGTCAAGCGGGACTACATCGTTCAGGTGGTGGCCAGCAACGCCGCCGGCGACGCGACGCCGGTTTCCCTGGCGGTCCACAACTCGGCACCGGCGGCGGTGACAGGAATCACGGCGACGCCCGGTACCGGGCAGGTGGTCGTCGACTGGCCGCAGAGTCCCGAGGTGGATCGCGCGGGCTACTACGTCTACTACAGCAGCACGTCGGGATTCGATCCGACCGAAGGGGAGGGCGTGCAGGCGTATGACGGGTCGGCGCTGACGGCGACGATCACTGGGTTGGCATCGGGCAACACGTACTACGGCCGCGTCGCGGCCTACGACACCTGGTCGAAAGATCCTTCCGAGCTGTATTTCAGCGCGGAGTTTTCGTTCGAACCGGATTGATTGGGGAAACGGGAATGCAATATCAAGAGTTTTATGCGGTGCATGCGGATACGGGGAAGGTTCTGCCCAACGCTACCGTGGTTATCAGGGCGTCGGGCTCGGATGCGTTTGCCTCGATTTTCGATGCTAATGGCGTCGCGATCCAAAATCCTACTCGAGCCGATAGTGTCGGGCATGTGGGATTCATGGTGGCAGACGGCGAGTACGACATTCAGTTTCAACTCGGCCCGTACACGGCACCGCCGATCACGAAGATTCTATTCTTCGACCCCGTCCAACTGATCGATAGCGCGACCGGGCTGGTGGCGCAAGTCTCCGGCCAGGTCGAGGCGGTTCAAGCCATCGCGAACCAGGAAGGTGCTTTCAGGGCGTCGACGTTGGCGGCGGCCATCAGTGCGGGCGTGGGCGCAACGAATGAGGGTGACACGTTTTCGGCGACTGGCGATGACGTCGACTACATCGGCGTCTACCGGCACGATGCGGGGCCCCTGTCCACGGAAATATATCGCGGACCGAAGGCAGAGGCTGTCAAGGCGGCCGCGAATCTTGCATTGCAGGTCAATCGCGCGACTGCGGCCAAATTCGACAATCCCAACTGGTTCACCGGGAAGCAAGTTACTGGAGAAGACCTGACGGTATGGACTTATCCTCCGCAAAGCACTGTCAGTAGAGTGGTGCACCGTGGGGAACACTGCATCCGCGTGGCGGGCGGCTCGGCATGGGTATCCATCCCACGGGCCCACTTCGAGGAATCGAAGATGGTTTCCGTTGGGATGCTGGTGAAGAAATGGTCGGGTCTCACCTCGAATTCGAACAACTCGTCATTTCGCTGTTGGCAGAAAGACAGCTCGGGGACCGTCATCGCCGGTACGGAATACATCTGGCAATTTCCCAGTGCGGATTTCGATGGAGATACGTCCCTTCCCATCGAAGGGAAGCCGTTGCATGTGAATTGTGTGAGCGTGGAGTATCGTCCACAGGCGTCGGCGAATGCCGGGACCGGCGAGATCTTGTTCGCGGCCCCGGTCGCCTGCGGTGGTCCCAGCGCTCTTTACCGAGACTCTCCCGCCACTATCCCGCCGGAGGTGCTCAAGAGGCAAGATCTGAACTTAGAGATTACGCCAAACCTGGCTAAGCCTGCCTATTTGCTGAAGGACATCTACGTTACCGACACGGGCAGCCTGAACTCCATCCCAGGATGGCGCTGCTATCGCATTCCCGTGGTTGCAGGTCAGAAGTACACCTTTGGCAATTTTTCGATCGTCGGCCTCGGCTATTACGCGTTTCGCACCGACAGCACCGTGGAGCAGAACGGCTCGTTCAATACGAGCGGCTTGCCAGTTACCGTAACGGCGCCGGCCGGGGCAATATGGTTGTATATCGACGTCGCCAGACCGAGCAACTCAGACTTGGACTGGGTGAAAACTATTATTTGTCTCGGCGACACACTAATCCCTTATGTCCCAGGCGAGGACACCGTCAAGGGAATCGGCGGCTATCCGGTCGCGGGCGACATCGATACGACCGGGTTAGCTCGGCTCGGCGACGACGCGAACTTCGACAAGCTGACTTCATCATCTTTCATTACGGGAACCCTGATTCTCAACCTGCCTTCGGGCAGCACGCGCCCCCCTGAGGTGGACCCGAATGAGGCATGGCTGGACACGAGCGGTGCTGGCGATCCGTTCATCCGCGTGAGGGTTCCATGACGACAGTTATCTTGTTCCCCGCCAACAGGCTGGGCGCGACGGTGTGCCCGATCTTCAACGGACATACGGCTATCGTCAGTTCGAACACGGACAGATTGATCGATGGCAAATATGATGCGGCGGAGCTCGCCTTATTCAGGCACAACTGTCAAGGCACGTCATTTTTGAACCCGCTCGGTGTGGACTCCGGCGAGAACGCCAACTATGGTCCGACGATCATCGCAGTCAGCGGCACGGGCAGGATTTCATTCGGTCTCTACTATCGCACGGACAGGTGGGTCAATCCGAACACCGGCAGTGCCGAGGCAATCCCCGATTACAACCTCGCTACGTGGACTACTGCCGGTGTGGCGGCGTTCTCGGGCGCGACGCTCAGCGGCGCAAAGCCATCGCGCTATCCGAATCACGGCCAGCAGATGTTCGACATCAGCGGTGGCGCATATGGATACGACGTGGCCACGAAGACATTTGGGGCATCGGGAGGAACCGAGACGTTCGCGCACACGCAGCGCCAGCTCGACTATTTCGAATCGATCGCTGGCATTCGGATTTCGTCAGCGTCGTATGCGAACGGCCGCAATGAAGCGGCGCGCCTGTTGATTCCCCATCTACTCGGCGTGCGCAACTCATCGTACAGCTACAGCGGAACGGGCCTGATCAGCTATGACGGCCTGTCGCGTCTCGATCTAATGGACCGGCGCAGCACGACACGAGCCTGGGACGCTGTAAATGCCGGCGATTTCCCGGACGTGGCCGCCTCTATGGCTTACGTGCAGAGCCAGGTCCGGGCTGCCATCGCGGCAAACGGTTGGTACACCGACTTTGTTCACTGGCACTCGGTGTATGACCGTACGCCGGCGGGCCCGATGGATGCGCGCTATTTCGACACGTTCTACGGCGCAGTTGATGAGGCCATAGACAGTGCGGACGTATGGCGAGCAGGAAACAACGAGGCGGCCGAATATTACTGGCTGCGGGGCGCTATCAACAAACTTGGGAGCTACGTCGACAACGATGGCTCGGTGCGTATCGCCGCGAGATTCGCTGACCACAACACCGCCCATACCGATGGTATCCCGAACACGCTGCCGGCGTCGCGTATCCAGACGCCCATATCGATCCGGATCGACCTCGCTGGAACGCCGCTTGCCGGCCAAAACATCACGTGCGAACAGGCTCAGTCCATCCGCAGTCTGGGTAGCGATCAGTGGATCGTCAACATTCGAGCTCGAGAATTCGGAAACGGTTACTACGGTGCAGTTCTGCGCCCCGGCTCTGGGAACTACTACAGCGCAGCCAGGCCGATTCTGACCGCCTCGGGCAGCACAGTCGTTGCTGACCAGCCTTGCAAATTCGTGGTGTGGCGTAAGCCGTACGGCGGAGCAGCTTCATCTGTCGACATGGTTTCGCGAACGGTGGAGTTTGCATTCTCGGTGCAAGTTGCTGCAGTGGACGGCTACGACTACTACGTGGGAGCGATTACCCGAAGCAGAATGAGCAGCGTATTGGATCTGACGTAGTTCTTGACTGCGATCTTTCCGCGCCCGCCTTGAGCGGGCTTTTTTTCGCCCACAGGAGGGGCAAATGGCAGAGCCTACGAGTACCGCGGCCGCACTAGGAGTGGCCGCCGCCGCGACGGGATTGGCGACAGTCCTGCCTGGCGTGGATGGCAACGCATTGATAGGCGCGTTCGCCGGCGCGACCTTGGTCGCACTGCGAAGCACCGAGCCGCGCGTGCTGGCGCGACTGGCATACGCCGCCATCTCGTTTGTGGTCGGGTACATCGCCGTACCAGACATCAACCGGCTGACGCCGATCCATAGCAGCGCCGCCGCCGCGTTTCTGGCCGCCGCGACCGCCGTAGCCGTCGTTCAGATCGGCATCGAGAAATTTCGTGCCCTCGACATCGCGGCCATCTTCCGTAAGGGGGGCTGATATGACGTCCATCGTCGCACTGATCGTTATTGTCGCGAACGCGGCCACGGCGTTGCGGTTGCTGACGTACCAACGGGGGGAGGCCCGCTATCGGTGGTGGGCGAGTCTCGCCGCCTATGTGTTGATCGTCTGCACCGGAGGGGAGGCCCTTTCTGTCGCAGTCAACGGCACGCCCACTTCGATATGGCAGGCCGGCATGAGCGTCGTGCTGGCGTTTCTGGCCCACCGCGCCCGTGGCAACGTGGCACGCATCATCAGGGTGGCCCCATGAGACCGATCGAATTCATCCGACGCGAGATCGACAAGGGGTTGTGCCTACTGCCTGACGCCATGGACTCGCGAGAGGCGGTGCTGATGCTCCTGGCGATCAGCGGGCAGGAGTCGAACTGGGAGCATCGCTGGCAGGTGGTCGACAAGAAGCAGCCAGGGCTCAAGGGGCCGGCGCGCAGTTTCTGGCAGGGAGAGAAGGGGGGCGGGATGGTGCACGGCGTGCGCACGCATCGCGCCTCCCGCGTGCTCGCTGCTGACCTGTACGCGCATTTCAGTGTGCCAGCGACCGACGAGGCGATCTGGATTGCCATCGAGACCAATGATGCACTGGCGGCCGCGCTGGCGCGCTTGCTGCTGTATACGGATCCCGCCCGACTGCCGGCGCTGGGTGACGAGGAGGACGCCTGGGAATACTACCTGCGCCTCTGGCTGCCCGGAGCGTGGACGAACGGCACGCTAGCCAAACGTGCCGAGTTGCGGCAGAAATGGGCGGGGTACTACGCCCAGGCCCTGTCCGAGGTGTCGCTATGAGCGCGCTATCTGCTGTTCTGCGGGGCGGGGAGGGCGGCCGTCTGTCGTTCTGGTGCCCAGGGTGCGGTGAGCCGCATGCGATCCAGGTGTGGGCCGGCCCGGGTCCGCGCTGGGGCTGGGATGGCAATGCCGAGCGCCCGACGTTCACGCCCAGCGTGCTGGTGACCACTGGACACCACGTCCAGGGGTATGCCGGCAGTGGATGCTGGTGCGATTACAACCGCGAACATCCGCCCGAGCCCGGCGAGCGGGTGTTTACGTGCGGCGTCTGCCATTCGTTCGTACGAAACGGCCGGATCGAGTTTCTGAGCGACAGTACTCACGCTCTGGCCGGCCAGACGGTCGACCTGCCTCCGTGGCCGGAGGATCCGTCATGATGACGCCGACCAATCTGATCGTACCTTCGTGGCTGCGCTATGGGGCCGTGGCGGCGATTTCTGCCCTCGTGTCTGGTGCTGGAGCATGGCAGGTCCAGGAATGGCGCCTGGGGGCCAGAATCAGCGTCCAGGCCGCCGACATCGCGAAGGAACGCGAGGACCACGCAGTTGCTGCCCGCACGGCCGACGCAGATCAACGTTTAATCGAATTCAGCAGGATGGAGGTCAACGCCCATGTCACGTACCAAACCCAGCAGCGCCTGGACGCCGCAGCTGCTGCTCTGCGCGATCGCGAGTTCGCTATTGTCGGCCTGCGCAACGCCCTCGCCACCGCCGAGTCCCGTAGTCGTGCGACCAGCAGCGATCCCGCCCCCCCCACCGGTGCTGATGACCCCGCAACCCTACGAACAGTGGTCAGAGAGTGCGCAGCGGAATATTCAACGATGGTCGAAAATGCTGTCCTCGCCGGTGCCGCGGTGAGAGGCTTGCAAGAGTATACGGAGGCGATGCGCTGA